CCGCGGCAAGAACTGGAGGACGCTCGACGACACCCAGCGCGAGACGCTGGAGCTGGTCGCCAGCAAGATCGGCCGCATCCTGTCAGGCAACCCGCACGAGGTCGATCACTGGCGTGACATCGCGGGATACGCCACGCTGATCGAGCGGTGGCTCACCCGCGATGGTGAAACGCCTACTTCTTGAGCGCGCTGTTGATGCCGTCGCGGATCGTAGCACCCAGCGCTGCGGTCACGGCGAGCTGCACCGCCGCCTGGAGCGTGATGTCGCCCACAAGGTAGGACGCGGCGGCGCCGATGACGGTGACGCCAGCGAGGATGTAGGTCTTGTAGCCCTTGAGCATGTCAGTTACCCCTTCTTGGTGCCGGGGTACTGGACCCACGGCAGTTGAAAATGTGGCCCGTCCTTGAACGTCTTCCAGTCTCCGCCCCACTCCAGCAGCACGCCTTCCTTCTTGGCGGCTGCCTTCATGCGCTTGGCCAGCTTGTCGTAGAGCGGCCAGTCCCAGCGCACCGCGCCCTTGATCGTGCAGGCCAGATCGACGGCGTGGGAGTAGCCGTTGGCGGCAGGGATGTGGCGCGAGCGCAGCGTCTTGCTGGCACCCTTGGCCTTGAGGATCTTCTGCTCCTCCAGCGTGCGCACGCCGCAGGTGACGACGAAGCCCGTGTCGGCCTCGGCCCAGTCTTCAGCGCAGCGCAGCACGACGCGCACCAGGTCGGGATGGACGCCCTTGAGCTTGGCGAAGGACGCGCTGTTGAGCTTCATTTGCGTAGTGCCTCCTCGATGCTGTCAAGCTTCTGCATGATGGCGCGGCTTGTCTCGCGGATTTCCTTGATCTCGCGGTCATGCGCCGTGCGCGCCGTTTCGGTCTGGGCTTGCAGAACCGCGATGGCGGTGTCGTGCTTCTGCTGGTTCCGGTAGATGACCCACACGAACGCAGCCACGGGCATGATGACCCACTGCATGATCGCGTTCAACACCTTCAGTGTTTGATCGTCAAGCACGTCGCGTCACCTCGACATCGCGTTGCGGTTATCGCGTCCCGACATGACGTTTTGCGTAGGCGCACCAACGGCAATGGGGGCCAAAGGTGCTTGCCGGGATACTTTTCGTCCGGTCTGCTGTATAGCTTCCCCTACAGCTTCAGCTTTTACGCCACGCTCTTTTGCCTTGCGAAGCGCGGCCGCCGCCGCTTCAGGGTTAAGCGCCTCCAACGCAAGTTTTTTGATGTCGGCTTCGCTCATACGGGAGCCTACAATCTTAGCCACCATGTTAGTCAGCGTGTACAGCCGGTCTAAAAAATTTGGCCCTATGTCGCGCGGCGTAAACATTTCGTAAATTTCGTCTGCGCGAGTTCCACCGGCTTTTGCCAGCATTTTAGTGGCGTTCTTGTTAACCGCTTCGTCGGTTATTTTTTGCAAATCCGCAATTACGGACGGCGGAAGATTTTTGGAAAAATCCGTCCAGTTTGACGCGCGGTTAAGTGCCTTCATAACCGTTTTTGGTTCGTCTTGAAGTGCTTTGACAAACGCATCAAAATTAACATCTGGACCCCCACGCTTTTGCGTAGGTGCAAGTTTGTCATACAAGAACTTGGCCAAATCCATGCGGTTAGGATCGGCGCTCAAGTTTTCGTAAACCTGACGCCCCTGTTTGTAGTTGTTGGACTTGGATGTAAACCAATCCACCAGGTCGTTTTTAGACCTGATGATCGCGTTATTCATAGCGCGGTCGGCGGGCGTTTTGGGATTAGCCGCAATTGTACGGTCCAACTCCTTGATCATGTCGTCAAGAAACTTTCCGTTAAACGAAACAGTTTGCCCCGCCTGCCGAAATCCTTGGCTACCTCTGCTTTGCGCCAGTTGTTGCGCTGCCTGCATCGCCCCGCCAACTTCGGGCCGCATCAGAATGTTGTCCAGTCTGTTATCCAGCTGGATATACTCTGCGTCCGCGCGTTTGTAGTACGGGTCCGCAGCACGCTGTCGGACATCAGCGGCATCTTTCCGCGCCGCCGATTTTTTTACTGCCGCAGCCTGTTCCGCCGAAGTAAGACCTGCGGCTTGGGCCAACGGACGTGTAACAGCTTCTTTTTGCTGCATCTGTTTGGCAGCCAATTCCGTACCGCTTTCGCCGCGGCCTAACATCTTGTTTTGAAGCGCAACGTACTCTGCGGCACCCGTCGGCGCTGCTGCTTCCGCTGCTGTGCGCGGCATCGCGCCGCCGCGCTCTGCGCGGGCCTGCGCTTCAAGCGCCAATGCAACGTCATCTTCGCGGCCACGCGCCGCTTCCATAAGGGCGCGGTAGCGCGGGCTGTTGTATAACACGTTCGATACAGCGTTGACGCCTTTTCGGACGCCCGCCGCTAACGGTTCCGCAACGCCGCCGACCAACCCACCCAAGCCAACACCTAACGCGCCATACTGCATTGCTTTTGCCATGCGGTTTTCAGGGGTTTCGCCTGCACCAAAACCAGATATAGCCCCCTCTACGCCACCAATACCCGCACCTATACCTGCGGCCTGAAGTCCTCGCGTCAGCAAAGTACGTCCTGTAGCCGCAGGCGCTACCGTAAGAGCTGGCAGTGCCCCCGCAACAGCACCGCCTAACGATAGTGCCGTGGATGTTACAGGGCGTTCCTTGGCAAACTCTGCCCGCGCGCCCCGTAGGGTGCTCAGCGTTTCTTCAGGGCGATTGGCAGGGTTAATATAGGGTGCTACTTGCGCCAGCGCCTCGTCAGCGTATTCACCTACAAAAGGAACGCCCTGCAAAAACGTAAGCGCCCCCGCAGCAACCGGATGTTCTTCCGCCCAAGTTGGCCCGCGCGTTCCGTACAACCGCGTTTCGCGCTGTTCAGGGGTTTCCCCCTCACGAGGGGCCAGCGCCTTTTTCCGAAGAAACGCGCCGAAAGGATCGTTCTTGGACCGCGCGATAGACAGGTCTTGCTCGTCAAGTGTAGACGCGCGCTTGTTAAACTCAGCATAGCGTTTCATCGCTGCGCCAATTGCTTCCTTTGACGTGCCATCAGGAAACTGGTGGATAGTTCCGTCCGCGCTTTTGGCCCGTATGGTCATTCTATCAAATTCCCGTCTGCGTCATATTCAAGCACGCCGCTGTCGGCGCCGCCGCCAGCAGTCTCTGTACTGACGCCGGAAGATACAAACTGATCCTTTCGCTTACTAATAATGTCAATAAGCGTTTGCGCGGCGGCTTTTTTGATAGTGGTTGATATTCTAGGATCAGCCAATTGCCCCGACGCGCGCTCGTAAAGCGCGGCGTCTTTTTCGGATTGCGGGCCTTCAAACCGAGGTACAGCCATACGAGCCAAGTGGGCTACAACTTCCATTTGAGCAGCAGCAACGTCACCGGGCAAAGTAAAAAACCCCCCGGACCCTTGAGCAACAAGACTATCTAGCCAATCGCCAGCGATTGACCCTGTAGACAGGTCGATAAGCCCGCCCGGCGCCGCAGCCGCCGTTAGCTCAGTCACAGCCAATTTCATATCGTTAACAGCTTGCTGCTGTTTAGCGGCGTCAGGCGAAACTTTTGCGGCCTCTCGTTCTGCTTTTTCGCGGTCAAGTTTAATGCGTTCGGCTTCGTATTCCGACATAGGCTTCGGCACCCCAACGGCCGCGGCCTCCCGCGCCGCCTTGGCGCGCGACACTTCCAACTGTCCGCGCTGAATTTCGGCGTTGATACGCTGAATTTCCGTCGGGATGCGGTCGAGCAGCGTGCGGCCTGCGTCGCTGCCCGCAAGCGAGGCTTCCAGCGCCGACAGGCGCAGGTCATCGGACGGCATGGCCATCAACTTGTCGATCTGCCCCTTGACGCCCGGCTGGATTTCGGGCGGCAAGAGGTTGTACGCCGCCGTGATGGACTCCTTGGTGCCGCCGCCCTTAAACGCGGTGGCGTAGGCGGGCGCCAGCGCGTCCACCAGCGCCGCTGCCTGCTCCTTCTGAGCCGCCTTGGCTTCCTCAGCCCGCGCCTGTTCGTTCTTGTAGATGTTCTCCATGCCCGCCGTGCGCGTCTGCATCATGGCGTTCACGTCCGGCAACTGCGGGGTTGCCATCTGGTTACCAGAGAGGATGATGTTCGGATTGATAGGCATGGTTTACCTGTTAAATACGAGGCATTGCGTATCCGGGCGGCGGGGCAACACCCAAACCGGAAGAAGACCCCGTTGACGCAAGCGCGTTAAGATAGTTCTGATATGGCAGCCCAGCCTGGTACTGGCCGTAGGCGTTGGCGGCTCCGGTGGCGAGGCTTGAGATGTCGCCTAGGGTGTTCGTGAATGCGTTGGACTGGCCCATGATGCCCGCCGATTGGATGTTGCCGAGCGCGGTCATGCCCTCACCGACGTTGGCTGCTTGTCCAGCCGCGGCTGCCTGCCCGATGCCCGTCAGATAACGATACGGGTCCATGCGCGTCTCGCGCTCAGTCAGATACCGCTGGAAAGCGTTCTGGTATTCCTGGCTGGCTGCATCCTGCCCGAACCGGGTGATGTCCTTGAGCGTTCCGCCTGACTGTAGCAGTCCTCGTGCCGACGCAGACCGCTCCAGAGCCTTGAGGCCCTCGGACATGCGGAACTGGTAGCCGGGATCGGCTTGGAACTGGTCCATGCTGAACGACTGATACGGCGCAAGGTTTTGGTACTGCGTCATGGCGTTTTTACCCGCCTCAACGTAAGGCCGCGCAAGTTCCATCTGCGCTTCAAGGGCTTGTTTCTGGGCTTTGGTCTGTGCCTTGGAGGCATCTTTGACCGCCTTGGCTTGCGACCTGCCGCCGATTATGGACGCGCCTGCGCCGACAACCGCCGCCCCTGCAATTGCTGCTACTGGTCCCGGCATCAGGAAAACTCCTTCAGATATTCGTGAAGCGTCTCGCCATAGAGGTGCATCACCGTCATGGCCTTACCCATAGCAGTTGCGTGACCCTTCGTCAAAAGGACAACCAGCAGGATCAGATCGTAATAGCCAGCCCGCCAGACGAACGACCGGGCGTCAGCCCGCCCCTGCCGTTCGGCGTCGTCCGACGCCTGCCACTTGAGCACCAACGTTGCCAGCCCGGACTGAAGCGCGGCAGCGTTGGCGAGGTAGAACGGGTTGGCGGGCATGGTGACCAGCGAGGCCCAGATGGCGCCGTTCAAGTCATCACGGCTGACAGGGTCGCCGTCAGCCACGTCGTCCAGCATCTGGATCATGCGCCACACGTCCAGAAGCCACTCGACCGCTGCGGGAGGCAGATCAAGCGTTTGAAAGTGAACCGCCAGCGATTGCCCCGCAGCGTCCATTACGTCACCTCGCGGCCGGACACGCGGATGTTGATGGCTGACGCCGTTCCAGCGATGGTCGAGATGAACCCGCTGATGGCCAGCACATGCCCGACCAGTTCGGGAAAAGTGTACGTTTCGGACGGCTGCAATGTCTTGGTCTTGACGATCAAGTTGCTATTGCCTGCCGTATCAGCCGCTGTCACCAAGTTGACGCTGATTGTCGCCGCCGCCGCCGAATAGTTGGTCGCCGTGAACTTGTCGATGATAGCTGTAACCCCTACCGCCGTGTACTGCGTGGTCTGGGTGTTTTCGGCTGTTTTGGCCGGGACAAGAACTTTAACCGTTACGGTCATGTTGCACCTCTGGAACTGATGTTGTCGGTAACCGTCAGTATGATTGACGGAATGGCAGGATGGACAGCGGTCGCTGGGTCACTAAACAACGACGCCGCCGTATCGGACACTTCCCACATAAGCTCAAAATAATCGCCTGCGTTCATGTCAAGCAAGAAGTTCCACGCTGCGACCGCTTCGGCGTTGTTGCCTTGGAGACGCAACGTCGTGGCTGAATTTGCCACATCCGTACCGTTCTTGCGCAGCCAAACCCAGACGTTATGCGTGCCGCCCGCTGTGTTAACAAACTGTGCTGAGAACTGGATGTTGTAGACGTTGTGCGTGTCCACGTACACCCGCGACGTTGGCGTCCCGATATACACGCCTTGGGTAATGTCGGTCGAGTTGAACGTCATGGCGTAAGCAGTGTTGATTGCCGCTGCTGTCTGGTCGGTCGTGTCGTAGAACGATCCATACCGCAGTCGAGGCAACTGCGGCGTGTAGGCGGGGGCTACTTCCAGCGCCTGAATGCTGGATTGCAGATGGGTTGGGTCAAACGCCGCCTGCTGCGACGCTTCCAGCGCCTGAATGCTGGATTGCAGATTGGTTGGATCAAACGCCGCCTGCTGCGACGCTTCCAGCGCCTGCAACGCCGTGAGGATCGGCCCCAGATCGGACGGCAGGATACCTGACGAGATCTGCGCTGCCGACAGAATAGCGTTAGGATCTATTGCTTCGGCGGGTGGTCCTTTTTGGACGTCATCTAAAGAAACAAGGCTGTTGCCCGTCTGGTTAAACAGGCTGAGTAAGAACAAGTACCATTCGCGCGCAATCAGCCCAGTTTCCGGGTTTGTCAGCGGCACGCGCGGCGGGGTAATATTGGTGTTGTTAGGCATTGGTGCCGCTTATCTGCAACTCGGCACCCATAATAGCAATCTTGACTGGGTCGGTGCCGCTAACCTCGTACACGCGGTCGCGGATTTTTTCAGTCATGCCAAGGCGGCGCCAGATCGTGCGGTAGCCGTACTGGCCGATCTTGCCCATTGAACGCCAGTGCTCGTTCGACCAAGTATGGCCGCCGTCGTCAGACCAACGCAGCATGACTTCTGGATCGTATCCTGGCGCGGCAGTATACGCAGTTGTCGTCAAGTACATCGGCGGAACAAACGGAATAGGATAGTCTGGCGTATCGACTAAGGTTTCAAATTCGTCGCCAGCTTCCGTAGTGAGCGTATCTCCGCTTTCCGTCACAATGTCGTTTTGTACATATTCAGCAATAAGAAGGTCGCCGTTCTCCGCGGCCAGATCTTCGGCGTCATACGCCGGGTATTGTTCCAACCCGACGCCCGTTTCGCAATCAAGCTGCAATGCGTGCTGCGCCGTGCGTCGCAACGTGTTTTCGCCAGTTGGCAGCGCCCGCCACGACCGCAGCCAACGCTGCGTTCCGCCGTTATAGGCGTATGTGTTTTGGTCAACAGTGTAGATATTGCCGTTTTCATAGTCGCCCAGCAGGTTTTTGCCGTTGAAAAAAACCTGCGTTTGTCCGAGATACCGCGTCCAGCTATCATCCCAACCCGCACGTTCATGCCATGCGCCGGTCGCGGCGTCATAAACCCATGTCTTTCCAACAGACGGAAACACAAGCACATAGAATGAATGGCCATCCTGCTGGTATGTGTACCCGATGGCGTTCGACAGATCGCCATACTGTTGAATTTGCCATTCGACAGCGTGCGTAGAAACGCGCTGACCTTGGTAACCATTGGCCACATAGACAATGCCTTGGCCGCGCGGATCTTTACCCAACCAGTAAATTTGGTTGTTCATCTTGGCAACGCTGTAGCGCGCAGCGCAGCCCAGTTCGTTAAACGCACCTTGAATGCGGGCCAACGGAAAGTCTGGCAACCCGGCGTTATACCAGACTTCGGTCGAGCTGTTGCCAAACAACCAGACTTCGCGATGGTCTACAATCATGCTGACGATGTTGTCAGGATCGCCTTCAGCACTAGCAAAATCCAACGGGTCAATGCTGGTGCCGTCCAATAAGGCGGTCACCCACATACGCTGGCTGTTTGGCTGAATGAAAACAAAGTAGCCGTCAAGATAGTCAACGACCGAAGCACCAGGGAAGTCCTGATCGGCGATCTGCCCAAAGACGCCGGTAAGGGTGTTGTAGATGTAACCCTTTGGGCTGGCCGCAATCATGATCTGCGTGCCGTTATCGGCCATGCTGACCAGCCCCGTGCCATCAACAGTGCCTTTGGCTGTTGCAACCCAAGCACTGTTCACTTGGTAGAAGGTATTTGCCGACACGACATAAAGATAGCCGTTGTGCTCCCAAAGCCCACGAATTGGGCCGCTGCCGACAACAGTTTGCAGCACCAAGCCGGGGCACCGTTGAAGAAACGCAGGTTGTTTACCGCCTTCCGGCACAACTTCAGGAAACAAGTTCACCATGCGGCTGTCCGCAGCGTTTACGCTGCGGGCCGTGTACGCTGAACCAAGGATCGGCGTCTGCATCGTTTAGGCCAATACCGCGCCGCGAAGCAAGATCACCCACCACTCACTACCCAAGAATTGAAGGACGCAAGTGTCTCCCACAGCGCCGAACGTGATACTCGTGCCGTTAGCCAAGTTAGATGGCGTTAATACGCCTGTGTCGCCGCCTGCGGCTTCAGCCACATACACGATGGTCTTACGCTGGCCTTCAACGCCATCGACCAAAGTCAAGGCGTTACCCGCCGCCGTTGAAGTGAACTTAGTGACGGATTGGGTGATATTGACGGCGCCGGGGCCAGACAGCCCCTGTACACTTTCAATTATAGCCCCATTAAAAGTTTGATTGCCCGTAAATGTCTGCGCCGCGTCCGTCCGCGCAATGCTGGCGCTGGTAGACGGGAACGTCATCGTTGTGCTGTCCGTGCCCTCAAGTGTCAGCGAGTTATTGGTTGTCAGCGTCTTGCCGTCCGTGCCCGCAAGTGTCAGCGAGTTATTGGCCGTCAGTGTCTTGCCGTTGGCAATGGTCAGCGTGGCGCTCGTTGCGGGCGCGGTAATAGCAACCTTGTTGATGGATGTAGCTGTTGCAACGCCAAGCGTTGGCGTCACTAGCGTCGGGCTGGTGGATAATACTACCGTGCCTGTGCCTGTTGATGTAGTAGAGCCCGTTCCGCCGCGCGCAACAGTCAGTGTGCCTGTCGTACCTGCGACAATCGGCAATCCTGTAGCACTGGCAAGCGACGAGGTGCTGAACAAAAGCGCGTTGGTCAGCTTTTTGGTAACGCCGCCTTGAACAATCGGTATTTCATCCGCAGCAGTAGCTGTGGTAGCAACAGGAAGTTGAGAGATGGCAACGTTAGACATAATTTACCTCAGTAATTTCCTGCAAAAATGTTGAACCGCTGGCGGGTTGCGACGATGCTGTAGGGCATCGACATGATGTCGTCGGGGTTGTTGATGCGCTTCAAGTTGCGCTTTGAAGTCATGGCGATGCGCTGCACCTGCCGCGATGGCTCAACGCCAAACTCAGGCGCCAGTTCACAAGCCAGATTGTAACGGAAGCAGCGCAGGTAACCTGGCGGAAACGCAAGGTCGGTCGCCAGATTGGCAGGCTGGGTCAGTTCCTCAACCGAAACAATGTGGAACTCCAGCACCTTGGTCGGCACCGGGTAGACGTACATCTCAACGTCGGGGTAGGTCATGTTGACCCACATCACCTGCGGGTAAGTGCTGGTGACGGTCTTGACGGCGATGCCGTTGTACTGCTGCTGATTGATCAGCTTGAGCCCATAGGAAATACCACTAGCCGGATCGCGGAAATATGTGCTGTCGTCGATGGCGATAGGCCGGTTAGCGACAATATCGCCGGTCGGCCCGAACGTGCGCGACCGTTGACCCGGTGGCCAAGTAACGACCTGATCCTGAGTAGAGAACACGGCGAGGCGCTCGGTGTTCCACGACTGGATCATCTGGTTCATGGCGGCAAGCGCGTCCTGCGCCGTCTCGGAAGACGACGTTTCGCCTTCGGCCAACTGACCGATAAGCCGCAAGGATCCGTTTATGATGTCGCCAGCCGTCGTCATGTCATTCGTCCTGCGTTAGGCGGGGTCGCCCGCGGCGCCGGGGTTCAAGCATGACATTACTCGGTTCCGGCGTATCATTCAACTGTTCGTCCGGGTCAAACCGCACCCAACCGTGACTTTCGTCATACTGCGCTTCCATCTCCATGGTGGCAATCTTGACGCCGTGCTTGAAGTGACGAAGATAAATCATGTTCCCTCCAGAAGAAGCGGGCGGCCGGAGCCGCCCGCAAGGTTACGAAGCCACCAGCGGAATGGAGAACCAGTCCGTAGTGTCATAAGCGACAAAAAAGCACGCCGTTTTGGCGGCCATGCTAAACGCAGTAGACCCGGCGACGCCGTTAATTTGGGCGGAACCCGGAGCGTACACTTTGAGCGCGGCGTTAGCTGTGTCGTCGTTCTTGATGGCGATAACGCGACCAGCCGTAGGGGCCGGAAGGACGACACCCTTGGTGGCGTCAGCGGCAGTGACCCAACTGAATGACGCCGTCAGAGCCGTTGCATCAGCGCGGGTAGAACCGGCTGCGGCGGGCTTGGCGACATCAAGGTTGAGCGAGGACACAACCGCGCCAGAGAGAGTGCCGCCGGAAATGGCGGCGCCAGTGATCGTGGTGCCCGAAACCAGTTCGGGATCGGCGTAAGCAACGCCCACAGGCTTTGTATTCGGCATAGTAGTCTCCTTGATGAGTTAAGGCCCCCGCCGAAGCGGGGGCCTTGTTGCTTAGGCAATACGATAAATCGTAAATGCCGCGTCGCCCGTCTTGCGGAAACGGAAGATGCCGGACGTATTGCTGGTCGCGGTCAGAGAGTCCTGAATGACCGCATTACCGACAAGGGTGTTGCCCGTGCCAGCACCAAACGTCACGTCGTTGGCTGCGTCGTCGCCGATATTGATGAACGCGCAATCAAAGGTCGAACCAACCTTCATGCTGGGGAACGCCGCATCAATAAGAGCGCCAGTCGGGAACGTGTAGGTGCCCGCAGACGTGCTGCCGCTGTCCATCGTGCAGACGCCCGTAGCCAGATTGGCTGCGGTGATGGTTACGGTTGCGCCGGAAAGAACCGCCGGAGTGTCAGAGTTGTAGAAGCTGATTTCGCCCAGATTGCCGTCACCGACCTGGTAGCCACCAGCGCCATTGGAAAGTGCCATGTGAGTATCTCCTATCTTTACCTGTTAGCCCCAGATGCGCGCGGCCATCTGCGGACGGATGGTCGAGAAGCCGTACAGCACGTCGATACGGCAGGGGAGCCGGTCGTTGTTGATGTCGTACTGGCGCACGATACGCATCGAGATGCCGTTGTGAACCTGGCGGGAAGCTATATCCACACCGCTCGGCATGAGAAGGTCAGCCGTGGCGAAGGAGATGGCGTCCTTGTGGTACACAAGGTTCTGCGGGTACTGGGTCGAAGCCGCGCCGATGAAGGTGACGGCCTTGCCGGTGATCGTCAGGGTGTTGACGGTCGCCAGAGCGTTGGACGGCGAGTAGAGCGCCGGGGAAACGCTGAGGGTCACGGCACCACCAGCAGTCGAGGTAGCTGCGGCAGTCACGACGAACTGCTGGAGCGAACCCGTGCTTTCGCGGGTCTGCGGGTTGACGGAGAAGCAGTCAGCCACCGTGAACACGTCACCAACGGTGAAGGTCAGGGCGTTGCCAGCAGACGCGAGCGTGATGGTCGAAGCGCCTTCCGTAGCGTTGCCGTTGACGGTCGCGCCCGTGGCAGTACGCGAACCAGTCGTGTGCTGCTTGATGGACTGCGACATGTTGATCTCCTCGTAGCCGAGGACACCCTCACCCATCATGCCGTTCTTGAACTGGCGGGAGATCGTGTCAACGGGGTTGAAGAGACCCTTCATGCCTTCAACCAGACCCGCGTTGGCCGCCGGGTTCACCGTGGCGTAGCGGCTCGGCATCATGGCAGCGTACTCGTTCAGCTTCTGCTGGGCCTGAAGCAGGACAAGCGAAGTGGCCGGGGTCGTGCCGGGGGTGCCGACGGACGCGAAGATCGACTTGTAAGCATTGGCGACGTCAGTGTCGATGGAGGACGCAAGCTGCGAGATACGCGGCTTGAGCACACGGTCGGCGAAGTCGTCGAGCTGCATGGTCAGTTCGGCCGACGTGAAGTTGACGCCAATGTGCTTCTGGCTGGAGACGGTGAGCGAGGTGTGCTGCTCGTTGTCGTCCTGCACCTGAAGGGCAGCACCGTCGGTCACCAGCGCACGGTCGGGCAGACGGATGCGGAGGGTAGAACCGATCTTGGCACCTTCGACAGCGAAGCTGTCGTCGTAGGCGCGGTTGACGTTGCGGGTGATCACCAGATTGTTCTCAAGGATTTCGAGAGCCTTCCGGGTGATCATGTCGATAGTAAGAATGCTGTTAGCCATTGTCTTTTCCTTGGCTTAGCGTTTGCGTTGTGCCTCGTACTTCTTCGTCTGACGCAGCCGTTCTGCTTCAATCCATTCCGACGTTGACATGCTCTTGATAGAGCGCGGGTCGGTGGTGTCGAACGCAGGCGCACCAGAGGTGCGGGCCGTGACCGGACTGATAGGAGCCGGGGCGGTTGAAGTCTTCTTGGCCGGTGGAGACGACGCCAGTCTGGCCTCGATCTTCCCGATTTCCCGTGCCTGCAAGAGCGGGCTGAGGCGCGCAATCCGTTCGGCTTCCTTCGGGTTCGACCCCAAGTGATAGATCACATCGGGACCGATCTCGGAAGACTGAATGGTTTGCGCCATCGTTTCCGTGATTGGCAGCTTCGGGTTGTAGGCGACCTGTTCAAAGTCGTCGTACTTGCCGCGGGCTTCCTCTTCACGGTCCTGATAGGCTTCGAGCGTTGCCGTGCGTTCCGCCTCTGCGTCCCGCTGGGCCAGCATCTCTGCCGCCTTGCGTTCCGCCATGGCTTCTGCGTAGGCTTGCGCGTTGGTGAAGTCGTCGGGCTTCAGCGGTTCCGGCGGTGGTGCCGGAGACTGGGCCGTCTGCTTCCGCGCTTGCTCGCGCTCCCATTTCCGTTGTTCTCTTGCGAGACGTTTGCCGACGATGGCGTCCAGTTCTTCCTGAGAGAAGGTCTTGGGCGCATCCGTAGGCGTCGGTTCCGGCGATGAATTGTCTGGTTCAGAAACGGGGGCCGCCGTGGGAGCCTGTTCCGGCGCGGTCGCAACCGCTAGTTCGTTCTCGGTCATTCACTTACCTTTCGGTTCCTGGTCTATTGGGCCAGTACAAGCAGTAGAATACATATTTCCCAGTATAATTGCAATTACTCAGGTTGCGGGCGTAACAGACGACCAGTAAACGGGAGACCAAGTTCCTGGAGACCCAGTAACTGTGCAAATCCATCCCGCCAACACCATGTCATTAGCGTCACTTATACTTCCAGTATAGTTACGAACAAAATCACCGCGTATCCAACTTTCAGTCGTCGGCGCCGCGTTGCGGGTAGCCATATCAACAACAAATCGCGTGTCATAAAGTTCAGCAACGCTGCTTGCGGTAGCGTTTTGGCTAACAGTAAAAGTAGTTCCCACAATGTCTGTAATATACGTCCCAGTGGGTAAATTAGGACTAGCAATACGCGCGCCGATTGTCCACCCTGTTACGGGTGTAACGCTAGTAATGTCTGCGCTGCCGCTGGTTGTTGTGCCAAAAGTGCGCGTACGAATAACCGGAAGTCGATAGAGATACGGAATGTAACTACCTGTCGTAAAAGAAATAGGTACACCGCTCAAAGTAACCGTAGTGCCCACAATGCTGGCAACGCGGCCGATGGTGGCTCTGGCATAGTTGGCCGTGGAGGGAACAAGAGTTGGAATGGATACGGACCACGTTGAGATTGTGGTCAGATAATCGTTAACCTGCAGTTTGCCAACATTAGCGGTAGTAAACGTAGCCGAACCGTCTCCCGGCGCTGTAATGGTCAACGCGCTGTCGATAGCGATAATATCCCAGCCGTTTTGCGCTTTGTACCGAATGTAATTTAACGGGCCATTAGCCTCGACAACGCAGAAAGCCGAGCCTTGTATTTGGCCGCCGTTGCCAATATTTGACAGCGTACTGGAATACTTTTCCGAATAAGAACGATTACCGTTAGACGTGTACGCGTTGGAACACTTGTCCATACGGACAATGTCGACGTTAGAGAATTGAGGTTCGCCATCAAATGTGCATCCGCTAAACACTATGCGCGCAAGGTTAACAATAGACAGCCGACGAACAGTATTAGAATACTGACCAAAATACGTGCCGGAAGCGTAAACCAACGCACCAGTATAGAAATGACTGTCGACATTCACTAGGTTTCCTGTATCGGGAGCAATAAACTTGAACACGCACCCCGTGATTTCCAACGGAAAACGTCCGCCGCCCCAAAAACCCAAAGACCAAAAACTTTCAGCATAGATTTTACTGAGGCTAGATCCGCCTCGGCCATTGTCCATAGAATTTATGAACCATTTGACGTAAACAAACACGCCGCCTTCAACCATTGGCATGGCTGCCGTGCCCTCACCATAGCGAGTGCTGTCCACCACAACTTGCGCACCCTTCAGGTGGCAGTTGCGCAGCATAAGGCCTCGGTTTTGGGATTGCCCTGCCGATAACGCTACTTTATTGTACGATATATTGCAGTTATCTACGAGGATACTGTCGCCGATTGGCGTAGTGCCGGACGTGCTAG